AATCTATTTGTGTTAATTTATTATACGGGCTATTTGTAGAATAAATAACATCGTCGCTAAATAGGGTGTTTAAATTAACTATGGGAGAAAGCAGTTTGCTAAACTTATCCCTTCCTTGAATCTCCATAATAGTTTGACCGTCTTGTTTTTTACTTTCAATGTTTTCTACTTCGCCATTAAATCTCTCAATAAGCAATTGATATTGTCCTCGGATAAAACTTAAAGGATTTGCAGTGTAAGAATCATCGCTAAACGAAAGAGTAATCATTCCCTTTGTTGCATCACAGGCAGTAATTGTAGCAAATCTCTGTTCATGATTTAATGATGTAAAGGCCACATACATTTTGCTAAATCTACCATTAAGCAACTTGGTGTCAAGCATAAGTGTCCCGTCTGTGGCGTTATATGCTCGCCTGTGAAGCGTTTCTCCGCTTGTTGGGGTGATTGACTTCAAGGTGAATTTTCCTTCGCTCTCGGTTCTCGCATATACCCTCGTTGCGTTATGTTCAAAGGTGATGGTCTGCGTTGTTCCCGATAAAGTGCTGATGGCGGGGTTGCCGCTCCCATCATCGTCAACAAATAGAATATCATTCCCCAATTTGACTTCATCACCTGCATTCAAAACTGTTTTCAAATCATATTCAGTATTAAAAGTAAAAGCGACATCAGTAGCGGAAGAATCGTAAGTGGCCTTCAATGCAAAGAATTCATTTGTTTCTCCCCGATGAACGGTATGCCTTACACGATATGCGTCAAATTCCTTTATCTTCCTCGGCATAATTCTGTTGTTATCAACTATAGATGTTTCTGAAAATCCACCCTTTCCATCAATCGCTTCTGTATTTGTGTGGTCATAAACACCATGAACTAAATTTGACTTTGTTGGAGAAAAATCATAACTTAAGTATCTTAGTGGGCCTGTAAAGGTAGGGGTCTGGGCAATAACATCATTTGTAATTCTTCTTGCATTATAGTGGCTTGCATTATAATTGGTATCATCCCCAGCAGTTATAGTGGTTCCTTCGTTAGTCGTAAAGGGATTTGGACTGCTCACTTGTGTAGCGTCCAAGTCTCTTAATTTATCTGTTAATGTAATTTTGTATGAGAATTTGCTGTAATCTACAACAGATTTCCCAAAGTCTTGCATGGTTGTAAAAACTTGACAGTTATCCGCATTTGATAGAGTATAACTGTTAGCCGTTCCACTTTCTCTTATAGCGTAAAACTTCCGATTGTGATTTAATTCATTGGGCTTGTCCATTTTATCTGCATTGGTTTCTCTTGGAAAGAAGTAAAACAATGGTCTTGCTACTGCCATTCTTCTCCATAATTCTCCTTCAAAATCATTTGATGAAGAACCCAAACTATCGTCTTGGAGCATACCCATCGAGACGGCGACAACGCTCCCATTTTTGGTCATTTGAAAAATAATAAACTTGGTATCTTTTGGGATTTCATTTCCTAACTTCGGTTCAAATTCAAAAGCATCGCCATATTCGTCCTCAGTCAAAACTTCTGTAATTTTAGCAAAGTGATGTTGGTAGGGCTTATCAGAATAAATTAGAACAAAAAAGTCATTGTCATTTAGGTTTGTTGCTGTAGGGTTGAATCTAATTCCTGTTGTCGTCAGAGAATCATAGCACTTGATTCTAAATCCTTTTGTTGTGTTTAGATTAGAATTTTCCGTAATGGTTCCTCCCCAACCAGTAATCGAAACAGAAGTATCTTCTGTTGTAATTGCTGTATATATTCTATCCCCATCAGTTGGGCTAACATCTGATAAATAAGGATTAGTGGGGGCATTGAAAATGTTTCCTCCTAAGGAGCCATCTGCCGCCTTTACATTTATTGGCATTAATCATCCACCTCCTCAAATCGTAAATATAATACCGTATCACTTAATTTTGGAAGAAGATTATTTACACCCACGAAGTTTTCTTTTCTAATATTCATAATACTTAACTCATGCAACTCTCCCATAAATTGATTGTTTGTTGTTGCCGAGTTTGCTCCCGTAGCACCGCTACCGTTAGCACCGATAAATAAATCCTCTCCGACCATGGAGAATGATTCTGTTCTTGAATGCGTTCCTGTTTTAACCAAACGACCGTTAAAAAAGATGTTTACTATTTTGCTATCATTATCCCAAGAACAAGCAATATGATATGTGTTGTTAATATAACTTGGTTCTTGAATATGACGAATAAATATAGCGTCGTTAGTATTGATAGTGATTGGAGAAGAAGCACCCAAAGTGATGGCACTACTTGTAAAAGAAGAAATTGTTCCTATAGAGATAAATTCTGTGTCCTGCCTCACAAATAATTCTGCATTGTTGAAAAAACTTCCGAAGTTGCTTCCGTCATAATTGACTGTAGCACCGGAAGAACCAGCGGTAGCAAGTGCTAATTTTCTATATTTTAATTTGCCATCCGTGTCAAAACCTTCTAAATCACTTGTAGAGGAAAAGTCAAATTGACTTCCTTCATTTGGTAGAATGACGGCATCACTCGTAAAGGTTTCCATTGAACCTGTTCCTAATTTTATGCCAACCTTGATTTTGTATCTGGCCGGATTATTTTCATTATGTAGAGTATCATTTACCAAACTCACTTGAAAATTAGTGCTATGAAAAATTCTCATTTCGTGATTTTTGCGATTTGCTCTTGGTAAATAAACTTCGCTTTGGTGATTATTCTGTGTTCCTGCTGTGTAAATAGATTGTTCTAATGCAGGCATAATTTTCTTGCTGGAAGACAAAATGCCTATGCCGTCGCTATGAACCTGCTTTGTGAGGTTGCCCGTTTCAGGAATAAATACGTCTCCGCCTGTGCTATGAGTCCCATAACCGTTAATTTCATAGGGTGTCAAAATACACTCAAAAGTGAAATTTTCATCCAAAGCCCAAACTCCGTATGTTATTCCTGTTCCTGAGGATACAATGTTGTCGCTATAATCTATTGTCAAAAATCCATTACACATAATTGGAAAAACCAGCGAACGCTGTTTTCCTGTAAAAATGGAATAAGACATAATAAAACCTCAAGGCGTGACATTTGCTACAACAAATTCTAAATTAAATGATATCTCAACTGTTTCTGATGATAACTCATAACTAAAACTTTGAATAAATCCTTGTAATCCGGGAGAGGTTTGGGCGGTGGGAAACACTCCGGGAGCAATAACATTTGTATTGTCCTTTTCTAAGGCCGCTCCTCTTGAC